CCAAGTCACTGATACTACAGTTGTTGCTAAAAATAGAGAAATGGCTCGTAGGTTAGTAATGGCACAATTTGGTAAGAAAAGTATTATTAGAACGATAACGGAATTAAAATGAAAATTAGAGATATTATAATTGAATATAGTAGTGCTGGAACTACTACTGCTACAGTTAGCTCAGGCACACCTGTTGCTAAACATAGCAAAGGTAAATCTTACACAGGATCACCTGGAAAAAGCGGTACTAAAGCACCTAAGCAAGTACAGCCTAAAATGCAAAAGCCAACAGATAATGGGTTAGATAGCGACTATTTAATGGCTGGTCAAGGTACGATCAAAAGATCTAAGTAGAAGATAAATACTAGCATGAAACAGACTAAGATCATTCACGAAGCAGACGACAAACGTAACTACGATCACGAAGCCGATATGGCTAGATCGGAGTTATACAGGTTAGCAGAGTATTCTGTTAAGTTGTTTAAGATGATTGAACCAGGTTCTAATTTAGAGGGTTGGACAGCATCTAAAATAACAAAAGCGGCTGATTATATTGGTAGTGTATATCATTATATGAAGTACGAATCAAAATTTGGTGATGACGATCAAGACGTTGATCGTGACGAAATGGACTACGATGAGTCCATTAAAAAGGATCTTACAAATCAGTTAGCCGAACAATGGCAACAACGTAAACAAGGATAAAATCATGGACTTTAACGCAATCGTAAAAAAATTAAGAGATATTGAGCCTACAAATATCGCAGACCCAAATGCCGATGCTCCTAAAGCAGACACAAAGGCACCAGTAGTGCTAAGTGAAGCGGCACAACTACGCATTAAAGCAGGTATTTCAACAGTACTAGCTGAATCAAAGAAAGTAGAGGAAGCAGTTGACATGTGCCCAGAAGCATGTTGTGGTAAGCCTGTAACTGAATGTAAGTGCGGTCCAGATTGCGAACATTGCGATTGTCATTCTAAAAATGCCGCAATGAAAGAAGGCAAAATGCCACAAGCGGCACTTGATGCGTTAGCAAAGAAAAAAGGTAAAAAGGCTAAGAAAACTGGTGACGATCAGAAAGACGAGTCTACAGAAACAAAATCAAAGTCCAAAAAATTCGATGAAGAAGTTGAAGATATCCTAAAAACAGCAGAAGCAAAACTTATTAAAGAAGCCAAAAAGAAAATGGTAAAGGTTGACGGTAAGATGGTTCCAGACTATGCCGCTGACGGTAAGGGCAAGGACGATCTAACTAAGAAAGGTGGAGCAAAGAAAGCAGACGCTAAGAAAGACGCTCCGGCTTCAAAAGGACTTTCAGACAAGCAAAAGAATCTTCCAGCAGGATTACAAAAAGCTATTGCTAAAAAGAAAGGTGCTAAGACTGAATCAACAAAGACTACTAAAAAAGCAGTTGCTGAATCAATGAGCTTCTTAGATGCTATTAAGATTGTAAAAGAAAGCAATGGCGAAATGAAAGTTTACGCTGTCGATAATGCTATTTGGAATTGGGCAAAACGTGTTGCCGCTTCTAAAGTAACAGAAGGCGGTGTTAAACAAGAAGCATACGCCGCTAAAGTTTACGAATCGCGCGGTGGTGTTTGGGACGTTTCCAAAACAATAATTTCAGAATAATTCAATATACATATTGGTAAAATTAGGCAGTTAAAATACTTGACTGCCTTTTTTTATGACTATATAATACATACATTAACTAGGAGATAATCTATGGCAAGATCACATTACGGTCCAGAAGAAAAAGCAAAATTAGATCGTTTAATTAAAGAAGGCTCAACTGTACTACGTGAAGTAGAAGATTTACAGGCAGGCTTAAAAGACACAGTAAAGGCAGTAGCAGAAGAATTAGAAGTTAAACCAAGCATTATTAACAAGGCAATTAAGATTGCTCACAAAGGCGATTGGAAAGCTCACGAAGAAGAATGGGAAGAGATTGAAGGCATTCTCGGTATTACCAACCATTTGCCTACAGACAATAATGGTGATTCGTGAGACAAACTGTAGTAGACTTTTGGCTTAATAGTTATAATTCGGATAAAACAGCATTTGCTTTTGAACTTGTTAGTTTTATTTTCACTGTTGGTGCTAGTTTAACCCTTGCTATAAATGCTAGAGATCCAAATATGCTTGTAGTATATCCAGGATTCTTTGTTGGTAGCGTTACACAAGCATACGCAAGTTATCGTAGAGGTGCGGCATGGGTAATGTTGCTTACTGTATACTTTGCTTGTGTTAATGTATTCGGATTCGGGGTTGCCTCCAATTGGTGGTAATAAATAGTTTTGAGAAAGGTAAGATCAGCCACAAGTGATCACTAGGTATGTGTCAACCGGAAATGGCATAGGAGAAAAATATGAGTTATGTAGATGCTTTCTACAATCGTGATAATGACGTAATTCACGTCGTCGAAAGAGACAACAACGGTAAACGTCAGTTTAAAGAATACCCAGCAAGATATCTATTTTACTATCCCGATGCTAGAGGAAAGTACACCAGCATTTATGGTGAACCGCTAAATCGTGTAACCTGTAAAAACATTAAAGACTTTCACAAAGAACAGAAAATTTATAGCAGTAAAAAACTTTATGAAAGTGATATTAATCCCATCTTTCGTTGTCTTGAAGACAATTACCTAAACCAAGACGCTCCGAAACTAAACGTTGCGTTTTTCGATATTGAGGTCGACTTTGATCCAGAGCGTGGTTACGCTTCTCCAGAAGATGCTTTTATGCCTATTACTTCTATTGCTGTTCATTTACAATGGATGGAAGAACTAATATGCCTTGCTATTCCTCCAAAAACTATGAACATGGAAGAAGCACAAAAAGCTATTGAAGGAATTCCAAACACATATTTGTTTGACACAGAAGGCGAACTATTAGATTCGTTTCTTGATCTTATTCAAGACGCAGATATCTTAACCGGGTGGAACAGTGAAGGATTTGATATTCCTTATACTGTAAACCGTGTAACAAAAGTACTAAGCAAAGAAGATACACGCAGATTTTGTCTATGGAACCAAATGCCTAAGAAGCGTGAATTTGAAAAGTTTGGACGTAAAAGTGTTACATACGACTTTGTAGGTCGTGTACACTTAGATAGTTTAGAACTGTACCGTAAATATACCTACGAAGAACGCCATACATATCGATTAGATGCTATCGGTGAAATGGAAATTGGCGAAAATAAAACTGTATATGAAGGTACACTTGATCAATTGTACAACAATGACTTTAGAACGTTTATTGAATATAACAGACAAGATACCGCACTACTTGACAAACTGGACAAGAAATTAAAGTTCTTAGATCTAGCAAATACAGTTGCTCATGAAAATACAGTTATGCTACAAACAACAATGGGTGCTGTTGCCGTAACAGAACAAGGTATTATCAACGAAGCACACAGACGTGGATTTATTGTTCCTAATCGTATAAGACGTGAGCCTGGCAGTGAGCCTGCGGCAGGAGCGTATGTTGCGTATCCTAAAAAAGGCATACATTCATGGATTGGGTCAGTTGATATTAATTCACTGTATCCTAGTGCTATTCGTGCTTTGAATATGGGTCCTGAAACTATTGTAGGACAACTACGTCAAGACTACACTAAAAACTTTATTGAAGAACAAATGGTTCGTAATAAGAAGTCGTTTGCCGCTTCGTGGGAAGGACAGTTTGGTAGTTTAGAATACGAACTTGTTATGGAAAAGAACGTATCAAAAGAAATTGTTATTGACTGGGAAGATGGTAATGAAGATACACTAACAGGCGCACAGATATATGATTTAATATTTGAAAGCAATCAGCCTTGGATGTTAAGTGCTAACGGTACTATTTTTACATACGAAAAAGAAGGTATTATACCTGGACTACTAAAGCGTTGGTACGCTGAACGTAAAGAGATGCAGAGCAAACTAAAAGAAGCAAAGGACGCTGGTAATAAAATTGAAATCGAATATTGGGACAAACGACAATTGGTTAAGAAAATTAATCTTAACAGTCTATATGGTGCTATTCTTAATCCTGGGTGTCGCTTTTTTGATAAACGTATTGGCCAGAGTACT